TCTTAATGAAGTCGTAATCGTACTGGGTATGTACTTCAGTAGGGTTTGGTTGAGTCTTTAACCATGTATCAACTTGATCGTTATTATCTGATAACGCAGTTTGTTTAGGTTTAATTCTAACAGTAGTAGTAGGGTAAGGGTTACCTTGTTGTTGTTCTACTACTAAATCCCATCCGTTTATTACATCAGTATAGTCACCTACATCTTCATCTTCAGCTAAAGCCAATAATGCTTTATAGATAGTAATACCGAATCCCCATAATCTTACACCTTTATCTTCTTCTCCTCTTACTACAACAGGAGCAAAGATTCTAGTTTTAGGATTAATCTTACCTGAAAGTGACCAATTATCTTTGTCATTAGTCTTTCTCAGTTCTTTAACAAATTCTTCAATAGGATCTTGTTTACCAAAGTTTGATAAAGCAACCATAGGATACTTTCCAATACCGTAATGAAACTTTAATTCCTTAAATGGGAATGTTGGATCATACGCAGAAGGTACAATTCTTAAAGTTTGCTTTCCTAATTCAGGTTTCCAAAAAATCTTTGAATAGTCAGTTTTTTCTTGAGTCTGACCGTTGTTATTCAACTCGCCGAGTTTCGCTTTAATAGCATCTAAATTCATATAACTAATTTTAATTTAACGTTAATACTATAATATAAGAATAATTTATCAATTATCCAACTCTAGTATCTTATAAAGTTTGGTATTTACTCTTTTTAATTCCGGACCTTTGGTAAGAAGAATACAATTTCTATAGTCTGGCCAGTTTACTCTGTAGGATGTGTCTAGCTGACCTCCGTTTAGCTCTTTAATTAAGGTGTTTAGAGCATTGATTGTATATAAGGTATTAGATTCTTTTTTTCTATGTACGAGAATAGTGTTCTCTAGAAACTGTCCTACATTGCCAAAATCTACATTATAAGTACATATATACTCATCTTGTGACTTGGAATATAAAACAAAAATTTTATTGTATATTATATTGTACCTTTCTTGAATAGTGCCTAATATGTCGTCCAGTGAATCCTCTGTGGCAAAAGTACAAAACAGTTTGTTACTCATATCTTCATTTAAATATATTGGATCGATATCGTAATCGAACTCCCTTTCTATAACACTTGCATCTTTCATATAAATATCTTTCTGTTCTATAAACTGAGGTCTTTTGAAAATTTAAATTTCACTGGGTATTTTTTACCTGTTTCTAAGATCTCTTGTAGTTTCTCTAATGTTTCTTTACCATCTTCTTTTGAATAATCAAAAAGGAGGGCGTCGTAGGTATAGAGTACAACCTTTGTTTTCTTCCCTTGTAGGTACCTAAGTACTTCTTTTAATATAAGAATATTATTTGATGTTTCCAACGACTGCATCATATAGTTCATAAGCTTGGCTGGGTGCATCTCTTTTAACTGCTTTGTAAAATGTTTACCTGATTGAGGATTTTCTACATAACCGTCACTATTAAAATTGCTCCACATATTATCTATATAATTCTGAATGCCTTTGAAAATGTCTAATTCTTTATGTTCTTCAGGTATCTTACCGTATATAGCTTGAAAATTAATTTGTTTGGCATCAAGATACTGTTCTTCAGTAATATCTTCAGTGCCGAAATAATGCTTAGCTAGTTGTTTATGAGCAGAGTCTGGTGTTAGTTTATAGTTAATTTGCTCAGAAAGTAACCTAAGGTGATAACCATCGAAATCGAACTCAACAAAATAGTTATTGGTTGGATGGAAGCACTTCCGGTGTTGTGGGCTCTTAGGAATAGCAGCGAAGTTAACAGAATTAAAAGCATTAGTAGGTCTAGAAGTTGCATTGTATAAATTGTATGAAGTTAGTACTTTATTATCCACAGTATTATACAGTGGATTTCTTGGTTTAAATAAATCTTTATATTCTTCGTAATAAACTCCTAGTCCTGATTGTTCTAGTAAATAGAATACATTTGTAGCAATTTTATTATAGAAATCAAAACCAGAAGGTAATGATAATTTTATTACGTCTTGTATTTTATTATATACTTTTTCACTAGATTCATACAACTTAGGTAGAGGAATTAACTGATTAATGTTTTTAAAGTCAGTAAATTTATTGTAAAAGTAATTAGTAGTAGGTAATTCTCTAGAATACTCTAGTCTTTCATAATTTGTCATTGAATATAACAACGATATGTCTATGGCATCCTGTAGATTAAAGTGATAGAGCAAGTTCTTCTTATCTAATGTATATAGTTTACTTGCAGAAGAAAGAAGCTTGTATACACGGTTTTTATCTACATTAATTCCTTCGTCATGATTTATAGGAATAATATATCCGTGGTGGGAATCTATTAATCTAATATAAACCGCTACCGTAGAAGTAAGTTTAGGGTGATAGTAATCGTTAGATGAAATAACATCCACAAATACTCCTAATTTAATTAGCTTCTCTAAGTTCTGTAATTTGTCTTCTTGCTCAACTATATAAAACACTTATGTAACCTTTTTTATTAATATAAGTAAATAAACTCGAACGAGCAAATATTTACTACATTTTAACGAATTGAGCTGTATTGCTCAAAACTTGAGAAGAGATTCCAGGTAAAACTTTATCTGCTTTTTTAGCTACATCAGCATTTTTAGTTTTAACTCCTGGGTAGACATATCCGTTTATTACTTGGTCTTCAGGATTACCTTTTATGTACCAAATTAATTTCATTACTTTTCTATATCTCTTACTGTCTTTTTTTTCTGCTAGATATGCTTTTTTGTCAGTTTCAACAATTCTTCTAGATCTTGAATCCATAATAAAATACCTTATAAATTCTCCTTTAGTATACTCTGCAGGTGTTGGAGTAACATAAACTGTACGGAGTCCAGTTGCTTTTTCTAGTTCCTTTATATCTTTAACAAGCTTTAACTTTTCAGAGTTACTTGTTACCTCTGTACCTTTATAGTAATTACCTTTGTGATCTCTTACTTGCTTACCTAAATATTGTCTACCGGTCTTTATATCCACTAGTTTGCCAGGGACTTTTCCTCCTACGATTAATTTATGTTTAGGTATATACATTATACTGTGTACATTTTACATGATACTTGAGTCGTCCATTGGTTATCTGTCCCAATTGAATGGTCTGTACCGGTTATAATAAAACCAAAATCCTTATACTTATCTGGTAATATAGAAGTGTTAAGTTGAAATACTGATCCTATCTTAAATAGAGAGCACCCTTTTAATGTAAGAGATAATTCAATAGGAACCGGAAGTCCTGCAGGTTTATTACTTTTTACTCTATCAAGGGTCATTTTTTTAGCTATATCAGATTTTGATTCAGGTCGCATTTCATTAAACTTCTCAGGATCTATTACCTCTGAGTCATTAAAGTTCTTCCATGCATCTTCAAATCTTTCTTTGAAAGGTTTTTTCTTTTCATCTTGCTTTGCTGGTGGATCTTCTTTTTTAGTTACCTGTTTTGATAAATACATTCTATCAACACATCCTGCATTCCACTTAAGTAAGTTATCTAAATTATCGCTATAGGTACCGGTATTACCTTGAGCTGCTATAGAAACCATAGAAGCCATATCAGAGCTTATTTTAGACGTAACACTAATATCTAAAACAGTTGTGGAAAGTCCGTTAACTGTTATACGATGTGGTTTAGTGCTTACGCTAGGCATGGTTCTATCTACTACTCTGTACATATTATCAGTTTCATCATACAGTATATCTAGACTGTTTATATCCCCGAATGTAGAATTTATAGAACTTAATATTCTTTTTACAAAATCAAATAAACTTTGACTTGTTTCTGCTGTTGAGTTTTGTATAGTTTCTAATTGAGACTTAATAAAATGAGAAGTAACCATAATATCTAATATCCTTTTTGGTTTATATGCCCCAGAATATTTACTATGTACTTCTTCTCTTTCTATTTGTGCAAACGAAAAATCTCCTGCTGGAGGTTTTGGGGGTAGAGCTACTAAAGGATTATTAGAGTAGTGCCCTGGGAATGTGGTAAATTCTTCATCAGTGTGAATATCAAATCCACATACAATTTCTCCTTTATGATTTTTTGGTAATTCAAACTGATTAAGAGCATCTAGTACGAACGATAGCGGTAAGTACACACAGAATATATTATCATTAAAAAGTTTAGTAAACCAATTTTCTCCGCTTCCAACACTAACATCCATTCCGTAAACGTCTTTATCCTCCAATAAAGTCCCCATAGATCCTAAATTAGAATCGGTAAGAAAAGCTTTGATTCTACCAAAGAATCCTTTTTGCTGTTCTAACCCATTCATAATTGTATGGAAATTACTTTTATTATCCTGTTTATTTTTTTCTCCCTGTTCTTTGTCTCTTTTTTTCTGCTCGTCTTCAGTTAAATGATCAGTCGGTTTACTTTCTTTTAAACCTTCTAATATAACGCCTTTAGATATTACAGAAATTGAGCAATCGTAACTCCCGTCTGATTTTAATGACCAGTTAAAGTTCTTAATAAAGCCAAATATACCTTCGTAGTTACCGTTAGTCTGGTTTCTATTGTATTCTATACCCATATCGATAGCCTTAGGACTACCTTGTTGACTAAACCACATATTTGCATTTACAGTATTAGCATCTGTGAAGGTTTTTATATTACCTGAGTTATCAACGTATACTGAATGTCCATATTCTAAGAGTACACTATAACCTACTCTA